CCTCAGCCGCACGGGAAGTCAAGCGGCCTCCTTCATCTGATAAATTACTGCTCCAACCGGGCTCAAAGCCATGCGATCCAGGTCCTCGCAGCAATCGAACGTGAGCCTAACCATGCACTCCCAGTCGCGATCCCAATTGCAGGATTCAAGACGCACGCCATACTCGGCCATCAACCACGAGCGAAACCCTTCCGGCTTGATTAATGGGTCCTCATTGGAGGATTGCCCGCCTTGGTGCATGTACCGATAGCGGCGCATCACACCTTTGACCACGTACTCGAGCTTCTCGCGCTTCGCCGCGGTCATGCGCTTGGACTTGGAGACGACCATGCCGAACACCACTTCCTCTGCTGCCTCGCGGATATCGTCGCTACGGTGCGCGGCGTACATGTATTCGCCAAACACGCGCACCTGAGGATGCAGCTTGGCGATGACCGACTGAATGTGACCCGCCAGCGCGCTGTGTACGGCGTGGTTCGCAGTCGGCCCGCGCTCGGTGGCCTGGACCACCACGCCCAACTGAACGACGTCCGAGCTCTGGCCCGGCGCCGGGTTATAGGTGCAGTCGTGCCATGCCTGACGTGCCGAATTGATCTTCATGCTGCTCTCCCCTTCAGCTCTTTGGTCTTTGCCCGGTACAGCGCGGTAAGCGCCTTGAGGTCGTCGATCGTGTATTTTTTTGGCTCATGCGGGCCTTCCAGCCACTCAACCTTGTCGGCGCCGATCCGCTGCACAAGGCTGATTCGGTAGTTCACGATGTCGCCGGACTTGTGCGTGTTGCATGGTGAACACTGGAGGTGGCAGTTCAGCGGCTCAAACCGCAGCTCAGGCGCGCTTGCAACGGTTCGATAGTGGCCGGCGTCATTCTTGCCCTGGTGGAACCGGCCGCAGCTAATGCAGGGCTGCTCGGCGTCGCGGCCGCGCACCCACGCGTTGAACGCGACCTGCGTGTCCTTCATATGTTCGGCACGAGTCTTCAGCTTCTCCTTCCGTACCTTGATCTCGCGGCGCTCGCGCTGGGCAATCGACTTGCGCTGCTTTTCCTGCGCCTGGCGGGCCAGCACTACCGCGCAGTCCGGCGAGCACCATTTCTGAAAGCTGCGCGTCGGCGTGAAGGTTGCACCACACCCGGCGACTCGGCAGCGTTTCGGCCGAATTGGCTTTGCTGATTGCGGGATCAAAGCTCACCCCCGAACTGAACCGACATGGGCTGAGCGTGATACCCAGCTTCGAGGATGGTCGCCAACGCGCTGATCAGAGTCTTGAAGGTCTTCATGCAGCCTCCCCCATGTTGCAGCGCATTTTCATGTACTCGCTGTCTTCCGGGTGCGGCAGGTAGATCCCGTGTTCTTGCGCCCAAGCATCGATGCAGGTCATGAAGGAATGCATCTCACCCTTGTCGAGCTCGCTGGTGTGGCGCAGTTCGTAACGCTCTGTGACTTCGCCGGTCCTCAGGTTGATGTCGCGCACCACCTCTTCCCCGAGGAAGGTCAGTTTCAGATTGCGCTTCATGTTTTCCATGTTCATCGGCGCGCCGGTGGCGAACGTGGTCTTGCCCATGCTCACGAAGAACTGGGCAGCGCACTCGCACCACTTGTGGAACAGCGCGTTCTGAGGAAGGCTGCGACTTGCTCCAGTGATCGTTACGTTGCAAGGGAAACCCTTGTTGCGGATCGCGGCGTTGATATTTGAAAGCTCGGCCAGTGAGTTGATGCGGATCTTCTCAGCCATGGCTGGGCTCCTTGCTCATGGCAACTGCCGCATTCCATACCTTGCACCACCCGCATTCGGTGCCTGCTTTTGCCCCGTTGTCGCGATCCCATACCCCTGGAATGGTGTGGCAATGCCCCGGTGCATTCCCGTCGCGGTGCGTGTAACTAGGAATCTCGTTAACCACACACGACATCACTTCCCGCAGCCGCTCAATCTCCGCGATCAGCTCCAGCACTGCGGCAGGGTCGGCGGCGAGCACCAAGTCCGCGTAGTCCTTGTTTTGGGCCATGAACTCGGGGAATGAGCGGTTCTGATGCACGTCGAAGACAATGCCGTTGTCGTTGCGGATGTACAGGGCGCCATAGCTCTGCATGAACCTCAACGGCTGATGAGCCTTGCAACGCTCGGCGATGGCTTTCAAATCCTGAATGTCGGTCATCTGAACAGCACCCCCGAAGGCTTTGGAGCAACACGCTCGACTTTGTGGTGCAAGCCATAACCGGCAACCACGACGATGATGGTCAGGACGATCCAGATTCGGCTGATCATGGGCGGGCTTCCTCCGCTTCTGCGCGATCGATGAGCGAGTCCAGACGCGACATCGACAGAGCAAGCATCTGGTCGTAATCGTCGTCGCTCAGAACCGGAACGCTCACATAGCGCACTCGATGGTTCGTCATTGTGGCTGCCAGTTCGAGGGCCTGACGCGCCTCCACTGGTGTTGCGAGACGTACAGTCACCAGAAACCCTCCTTGCCGCGCTGCGATTCCCAGTCGAACGGAACAACCACCCCACCGCCCTCGCGCAGCCGGTCGACGCAGCGCTCACCCATCGCCAGCGGAAGCTGATCGCCGCTCAGGTTGGAGATCACCACTGTCGGCCGCATTTGCTCGTACCGGCCGTTGATGATTGCGAACAGGGTGGTCAGCTCGAAGTCGCTCGGCTGCTCCTTGCTCACCCCGACCTCATCGAGGACCAGCAGCGAAGGTTCGATCAGGCTGGACAGAATGTCGGCCTCGGACTGCTCGTTGCTGCGATCGTAGGTCGCGCGGATCGACTGCAGGATTGAGCCGACAGTCCGGTACACCGCAGTGGCCGAGGTGGCGCGCATCAGGTCGTTGGCCATGGCCGCGCCAAGATGGGTCTTTCCGGTACCGGGCTGGCCCAGCAGCATCAGGCAGCGACCGGTGCGCTCGATCTCGGCGAACGCGGCGACGTAGCGACGGCAGAACGCCAAGGCCTTGCGCTGGCCTTCGTGCTCGACCTGGTAGTTGTCCAGGGTGCGATCAGCGAAACGTTTCGGAATCAGAGCCGCGCCGAGCTTCTTCGCCATGGCTTCACGCTTGATCCGAATCTCTTCGCCGCGCTGCTTGGCTTCGCGCTCAGTGCGCTCCTTGCGTTCGCACTCAGGGCAGCGGCCGACGATCTCGCGACCCAGTAGCACGGTGACGCGCTGTTCGAACGGGCCGTGATCGTCGCAGTGGGCTGGCTGGATACGCTGGCCGGCGGCCTGTTTCACCTCGGACATGGCAATCACCTTTTCAGAGCGCATAGCTGCCGTCCTCCCGCTGGGTCAGGCCTGCGGTGTAGTCGCGACCGGCGAAGCCGTGGTGTCGTGATGCGGAGGGTGCAGCGGCTGGTTTTTCAGCGATGCGGTTAGCAATCCAGGCTGCCTTGAACCCCTGCCAGCCAGCGGAGAGCGCTTCAGTCATCGCGACATCAGCAGCGATGCCCAGATCAGCGCACTTCACCAGTTCGGCGTTCAGCGAGTTCCAGACGGTCTCGGTGACGGCGGCCTTTTTCTCCTTGCGCAGGGCCAGCCAGTCTTTGAGCAGGCCTTCGGTCAGGCAGTGAGGGTTGTTGGCAAGGAGGTTGGTCAGGCCGAACGGCTTTTTGCGATCAGCCTTGGCCGGAGCCTTTTCAGCTTGGGGGGTAATAATCTCTTCCGAAGGAAGAGTTATAGGGGGTTCTTTCTTTGTATAAAGAAGGCAAGTTGCCGTTTTGGTCTCACTCGTTTCCTGTCTCAGTGAGACGATATTGTCCCAGTGAGACGTTTTGGTCTCAGTGAGACTCTGTTGTTTTTCTTCGTAGAACACCCATTCCGACACAGGGGAAATGCCGATGTCGCCACGGCTTCCACCGACTCGGTAGATGATCCGGCGCTCTAGCAGATGACTGATTGCCTTCGACGTGACGTCGCGGCGCATGTTGGTGTGTTTGCCGAGGTCGTCGGCGGTAAGGCGCTTCGTTTCGACTTGGTACCCGATTGTCTGACGGGCGATTGCCATGACAACACGAAGCTCGCGCGCAGGCAGGTCGACGGTGGAAAGCGCCTCCATAACGGAATTGTCCATTCGGGTGAACCCTCGGGACTTGTCAAATGAGACGATGTTTGTCATGATTTTTCTCGCTTACTGCTTTGCTGAAGAACCGCCATGCCCGGCGGTTTTTTTGTGTCTGAATTTCAGGAAACGACTTTCAGTCGGCCGGAGCTCATCAACTGCTCGGCTTTACGCCCCAATTCACCCGCCCGCGCTTCCACCTGCCTGCATTGCTTGGCGAAAGCCGGGAGGTGAGGAAGGTCCTGCTCGCACATCACCTGGTCGTCGAAGACTTCACTGCCGGTGTCGATGACATCGCCCAGTGCGCGGATCAACGCGCCGAAGCTTTTGTTCGCACACAGGTCGCTGTCCAGGTGACGAGCGCCGATCAGGCCGTGACGGCCTGCCAGCTCATTGATGCAGTGGTCTCGATACTCAGGAATGAGCGCATCCACCCAAGCCTCTTCCAGCCAAGAAGGCATCTCCTGATCACCGGAAAGCCACCGCTGCACGCGCTTCAACCAGCGCCCGGTTGCCTTGATGTATTCACCCGCGTCACCGGAGAGCTCCTCACTGTTGAAGTTCGGAACGTCTTTATGTTTGGCCTTGGCAGGAAGTGAACGCCACAACTCAACGCTCAGCGCTTGAGCGAAATCGTCCTGGCTCAGGCTGGTGCGAGCGATCTGGTTTTGGGCGTGAGCGATCAGCACCTGATCACGGGTTTGCTCTGCATGTCTTGGACTGGACGTTTCCATGGGGGTCTCTCGTTCGTATTCTGGGTTCATGCCAATTCGCTACTACTGATCAAGGATGTATCCATGACCGACTCTTCCGAACTGCAAGGCGAGATAACCGCCCTTTGCTGCTTTGTGGGTGCCTTGGCATCCACCCTGCCCCTGTCTTCTCAGTTGAGGCTCTGGCCTGCGTTCGAGCAGAAGGCCAGTCAGTTACGTGATCAGTTGAGCCAAGAGGCTCTGCGCGGCTTCGAGCTGGCGACGATCTCGCTTAGCTCAAAGCGCGGTTAGGCGGCTGTTTTCTTAGCGGACGACTTAACAGGCCTGGACAGCTCATCGTGCATAAGGTCGATTGCCTTCCCGGCGATGTAGCTGGGGTTGCTGATCTGGCCGTTGCGGATACGAAAAATGGTTGAGATGTCGCATTTAGCGCGCTCTGCGATGGCCTTGTAGGTCATGCCAGAGCCAAGCAATGCATCCAGTTTTTTCGGAAGATCGGTAGCGCTCATGGCTGCCTCCTTTGTAGTTATGCACATGATCATGCACTG